TCCGCAGATGTTAACAGTTAGAGTCCATGGTTTTAATGAGTTTCCTTCTCAGTTATCCTTGATATTATAATCAAGAACATCCACTCCCCATGCATCGAGATACGACTTTATTTTTGGTAGGTTCGTTTCTGGTTTCACCGCATATTCGAGAGCAAAACCTCTCCAGCTCGAATCGAATAAGATCAGCGAGATGTGGCTAGGGTACGTAAATTGTAAGGTTTGCAATTTCTGAAACATACTCTCTAGCTCAAGTTGCATAGAGATGTTGATGTTGTAGTTGTGCATCATCAACAGCCGAGTGGAATCGGCAATGGGAGCCACCGCTTGCTTGTAGGAGCCCGAAAGGACTTCAGCAAACTCTTCTTCTTCGTACGCGTTGAAGAATCCGGACTTCTCCCTGACCCACTCCATGCCAATGCCTGAAGTAAGCCTGAGAATAGCCAGCGCGGCATCCTGAATGATGGGACATCCAGGATATTGGTACAAGAAAGACAATGCTTTCGCCCTAACTAGTGCCTTTTTCTTGCTTGGTTTAAAGTCTTTATACTTATAAGGTAGCCAAGCCATAGAAGCCAGGAACGGTCTAGGGTCTGTAATATTGACATTGACCACAGGGTCAAATACAATACCACAAAATGAAGCATTGTACAAGTCTTGTACGCATTGGATCTTGCACACAAAACCCAAAGCCTCAAAGTCCGCCTGTGTGGGGGCTTCATGTTCATGCATGAAGCCAAATAGACCATCATCCCCTTCGACGACGCCCACACAAGTTGTGCCTTTGAGCTGGCACAAGTATTTCCACATAGTCAAGTTGCTAAATCCATTCGCTAGTGAGGTCCACATTTCACCGGACATGCGTAGACCAAGTACTTTAACAATGACTGCTCCAATACTCATTGTAATCGTTTTCTTCTCGTAACACCAAAGAAAACGAGTCCAATAAGCAGATCTTAACTCCTCAGGAAAAGATCGGATGCAAAACGCAAATAATTTCAATTCGCATATCTCCTGGAACTCCCTCGAGAAAGAACCCTCGAATGAGCTAAAATCAGAACAACAAAAGAAGCGGAAATTACTCAACATGTCATTTATATAAGCAGGTCTCTTAGAGACTGGAACATGCTTAATAAATTGTTTGTTTTCGTAAACCATATCCTCTATTGCGCTAATCAATGGCCCGAACAATAATTTGTTGGGATTCTGCCTCGCGAAAATTCCGCGGGGATATTTGAATTCTGGGTAAGATTCTTGTTTTATGTGTCCCTTAATTTCTTTAATCTGTAATTTGCTAAACAGCAGGGGATCGCCACGTACGCGATCTAGGTCCCTTAATAGCTCTGCCTTCCACCTACCTGGTCGCTTCCTAGTCCGCACCCATTCCGCTGGACCTTTGACATCTGACAAAGCTATTGGCCTATAAGATTTTTCTAACTCGAGATCTACAAACTCGGAAAACGCTGTCAACCTATCGCGAACAGGGATAGGTGTTTCCTTTAAGAGCCTTCCACACACCGCGGCAACAGCATTGACGGTGGAGGTCGTGTCAGGGTACGGCTCCGCTACTGTAGGGTCACCAAAAAGACTGCGGCACAACACGGGTCTTCTAGACCGGTTAAACGCATTAACCTTGACAGTGCAGCCTGTTTTCAGTACAGTCGGGGGGAGGTTGACATAGTCGTCACCCAACTGATATCCCCACAGCAACGGGACGTCCCTTACTGAAAATCCTCTGCAGAACTCGGCAGGTCAGTCTTTGCAAAATACATATCCAATGCATAATGCAAAGCCAGAGCTGCTGTGCCCTTCAGAGTGCTTTCAGCGATAAAGCCGACAGGCGAGTATCTGGTCGCAGCATAGGTTCTTGCGACATCATTGAACACCATAGCCTCCACATCCTTCAATGACCCAGCTGTAATCAGCTTGGGCCTCAAAGAGTTTAGGAGTACCGTGGGTGAACATGTGCCTACACCATGTACTTCTCTCAGCTCTCGTGCTTTATACTTACCATCTTTCCTAGTGAATGCACACCACGAAACTATGACATATGTGCACGTAAAATGCTCAGGAATGAGCATGTCGCCAACGCGATCGACAACATTCCTGGTATCTACGTACTCACTGAATAATCTCTCGACAGTCTCAGAAAATGACGGAACTCCTCCATCATCATAAAGTCTATCTCGAGCTAGTTCGCGGTACATGTTTCTCCGTACTCGACTTAAAGCATGTTCATAACGGGGACCGCTCAACTTCTTTCCGTCCAACTTTTGCTTGGTCGCCCACCTATCTAATAGGTATTTAGGATTGACGCGTGTGCGAAAGTTTTGATCTGTGTAAGACTCAACTGGATAAAAGAAAACGGATGTTCCCGAATGAATGTCGACTATCCTATCCCTCGGTGGACCGGCCTTCCATACGGCCCAGAGTTTTCGGATGGCAAGATAAGAAATCCAGAAAGAAAAGGCCAGCATCAATAAACCTAACCACATCTCATGAACCATGAAGCACCAATTCAAAACATAATATGCAATCACAGTATAACAAAATGCAGTCGCAGTTTGTGAACAGCGGGTATCAGGAGCACTTCTCTTAATGAAGAATTGGGGTCTCTTGATCTTTCCTTTTCCAAATTTCTCTTGTAGCTCTTCCATTTGGACCCAAGCAGCCCTCATTGAACTCATATATTTCGCGATACGCGCAGATTGCTTTAACGCAATACTGTGGTATTTCTCCATATACTCATCCTCAGAAAACTGTTCAAGCTCAAATTCTGTGACACCAGCCGCAATGTATGCGTCCAAAGTAGGTCCATCAAAGATGCCACAGCGAGCAGGAACTTTCTCTTCTTTGGAGGATTTGTCTTTCTCGAGTACTTCGACAGCTTGAGCGGCTGACATTCCTTCTAGAGATTTCAAATCGGCTGGTTTTATGGCTTCAGTATTCGGAAGTTCTTCGCATTTGCACCAGTTGGCCGGCTTGTTACAAACCTGACAGCCACCGCGCCCTCTGCGTCGATTCTTCTTAGCCCTTTGGCCATAGGCCTGTTGACGCCAGGCCTGGTTGGGGGTACTCGCTTTAAACTTTCCACGCGCCTTGGGATGCATCTCAGCTCCCCTGCCACTCTCATCTACCGGTCTGTCATGGCTAACAGATTTTGACACAGCTGCCGTTTCAGCTGTTGCACCAGCATGCATTTTGTCCTTGGCAACTTCCATAGTTCTCTCAGAACCAACACCGCCATCATTCATATTGCCACGTGTGGCGCCATGTCCCGCAACCTCTTGCGAAGCCTTGGGCAGTACTGATGGTTTAGGTAGTTGGCCTTCATTCGAACTCTTTCCGTCGTTACGTACAAAAGCATGTTGTGCTGGACCCCCCTGGGCAGGTCCCCTCGCTTTTGCTTGCGAGTTCAATGGGCGGTCAATCTTCCCATTGCCGTGCTCAACAGCACGGACTTCTTCATTTCCATTGTCGCCAATTTCCATGAAGAAAAAGTGTTCTCAGTTTAGC